GGTATGCAATGTCGGCACGCTGACGACCGGCGTCGATTGGGACGTGCGCTGCTTGATCATGGCGCGGCCGACCCGCTCGGAAATGCTGTTTTGCCTCGATGATGAGACGGAAATCCTTACGTCTCACGGCTGGAAGCGCCGCGGTGAAATCAAGGAAGGCGATGTTGTCCCGGCAATGTCCGATCTTTCCACCGGTCGTGGCTGTTGGTCACGCGTTCTCGCGGTCGTCGATCGCGACATGCGGCCGGAGGAGCAATGGATCGAATACGATGGGCCCCGCGCGAATTTCCGGGTAACGGGCGATCATCGGATGATTTTCTCACGCGGTAACGCCTACAGCACCGGTGCGTTCCAATTTGGAACCGCGGCTGAGATGGCAGGCTGTCGCGATAACGTCTTTATGCCGACAGCCGTTGAAATCGATCAGCCCGGTATGCCGCTGACAGATGCCGAACTGTACTTCATCGGCATGATGATGACTGACGGAACTTGGACGGCAACGAAGGGTGATATCAGCCAGAGCGAGCGTCATCCAGAAATCATTGAGCGCATCGAGGCGTGTCTCGAATCGTGCGGGATCGCCTATTCAAAGCGTCGAGTTATTCCGGGAGCGGGAGAAAAAGCAGGAAAAATTATTGAGCGAAACCCGCGCTGGAAGTTCACGATCTCGGCCGGAAAGCCGAAGCCGCATGGGAATCAGGGTCGCGGACAGATTGCGACCAAAAATCACTATGTGCACGTCGATGGTGGTCGTGGGTTTGGTCATCTTCTGCCGTTCATGGACAAAGACCTGTCGCCGGCGCTGATGGCGATTTCGAAGGCCCAATTCGAAGTACTCTTGCGCGGCATTTTCGATGGTGACGGCTTCAAGATGAAGTCGCCTTCCGTCGATTGGACGCCAAGGTCATGGACTCTGTGCTCCGGCCGAAAAATCTTTATCGAGCGGCTGCAGGCGTTGGCCGTGATCAATGGGTTTACCGGCCACCTTCGCAAAGAAGCCGCTGGCCGGAAAAATCCTATCTATATTTTGACCGTTACGCCGAAGGCTTGGCGAAGCGTCGCTGGCCGCGGCTCTGCAGATCATCCGCGCCCGCAGATTGATGTTCGGGCCGCGTCGGCGGAGCGTGTGTGGTGCGTTGAAACTGAAGCGGGAACCATCGTCACTCGCCGCCGCGGGAAGGTGACGGTGATGGGTAACTGCCAGATTATCGGCAGGGCGCTACGAACCGCGGACGGCAAGGAAGACGCGCTGATCCTCGATCACAGCGATAATCATCTTCGGCTCGGCTTCGTGACCGACATTCATCACGACGCGCTCGATGATGGCAAGCCGAAGACGACCCAGAAACGCCAACCACCGCTGCCGAAGGAATGCTCGAAGTGCGCATACCTCAAGCCTGCGAAGACGCGCACCTGCCCCAATTGCGGCTTCACGCCGGAAGTGACGTCGAGCGTTGAGGAAGCGGAAGGCGAGCTCAACGAGCTGCGCCCGAAAGGCAAGAGCAAGGACGCGCCGCCTGGGTGGGTGAGGATCGGCGGCGCTCTCATTTCGAAGCGCGAGTTCTTCGGCGAGCTCAAGCATCACGCCCGCGCGCGCGGATACAAATCCGGCTGGGCCGCGAATCAATTCCGGGAGATGACCGGAACATGGCCCAACCACTACGCCGATGCGATCGAGCATCCCGTCAGCCACGAGGTCAACAACTGGATCCGCTCTCGCATGATCCGATACGCCAAGCGCCGCGACGCAGCGCCGGCCGCGCGCGAGGCCGGCTGATGGACGACCTCGAAGAGCGTGCTTCTCTGATGGAGTACGACGGCAACATGCCGCGCCATTGGGCCGAAAGCTTCGCCCGGCTGTGCTGCGCCGGCAAGCCGGACCTCTACGACCAGGAAACCTGGGGCGTGATTGTCGATGATGCGTGCGCCCTGAGCCGGCATATCCCGGCGCTTGATCGCAACTGTCTGTCCATCGGTGACGTGCGCGCGCTGCTGCCGCACATCAAGGGTCGACCGGTCACCGCAATCGGCATGGGCGACGTCACGATCGAGCAAAGCGGCGCAACCGTGAAGCTCTATCGCCGGCCGCGCGCCGACGGTCGGGTCTATTGGACCGAGGGGCGCCGAGCATGACGGCCTCGCGCACGCCATTGTCCGACCGCTGCAATGGTCGCTGGGAGGCGCTGCTGCCCGCGATCGGCATCGGGACCAGCTTTCTGACCGGCAAGCACACCCCCTGTCCCATGTGCGGCGGGAAGGATCGCTGGCGCTTCATCAACCGTAATGGCTCGGGCGATTGGCACTGCAACCAGTGCGGCCATGGCACCGGCATCGATCTCGCGATGCAATTTTTGAAGCTCGATTTTCGCGGCGTCGCTCAGCGGCTCGAGGAATTTATCGGTGACGCCCCAGTGAAAGTAAAGCCACCGCGCGACACCAAGGCCGAACGAGACGAGATGCTGGTGCTTTGGAGGCGGTCGGTTCCAATCACGCCGACATGCCCTGCGGGGCTCTATCTTGCCTCCCGTGGCATCGAACCGTGCGCCGCTCTGCGCTACGTCGATTCCCCGCCGCAGATGGTGGCGAAAATCATCTCTCCAGATGGCTCGCACGCCGTGAACATCCACCGCACGTTTCTTGATCGCGAGGGACGCAAGGCATCGATGGAAAAGGTGAAATTCTTGATGAAGGGCGACACGCCGGCCGGCAGTGCGATCCGACTCTCGCCGGTCGTCGACGAGATGGGGATTGCGGAGGGAATTGAGTCCGCGCGCGCAGCTGAAAAGCTATTCCGGGTGCCGACATGGGCGGCCATTCACGCTGCGGGGGTCGAAAAATTCATGCCTCCCGAAGGCATTAAGCGCCTTTGGATATTCGGCGAGAATGATTTGAGCTTCACGTCGCATGCGGTCAGTTACGCGCTGGCGCGGCGCTTGACGAACGCCAAAGAGCCCATCGAAGCGAAAGTGAAGATACCCGAGGACGTCGGATTCGACTGGGATGATGTGCTCATGAATGCCGCAGGCCGGCGGAGTGCCGCCTGATGGACGGTCTCGATTTTGCCCGCTTTCGCACCTCGCTCAACCGCGCGCCATCGGCAGAGACGCCCGCCGAGCGTGACGAAAAGCAGCGCGTCCTTCACCAGGATCTTCTGGACAATCACGGCGCCGTCGTCCTGCGGCTCGATCAGGAACCCGGTTGCTGGGCCGACCGCATGCTCTTCGCGCGCGGCCGCATCATCGTGATACGGCTCGAGAAGCTGACCTGGCTCCCGGTGTTTGTCGGGAAATATCTGATCCAGCTGGCGAAGGATGACTGGAAGCGGAAAGCGGAAGTGGCCGAATCATGAACGCAACAGTGGGGGAAAATACCATGGCTGATGGATCGGTAGGAGCGGTGATGAGCACGGCGGAACTGCGGGCGCGCGACACGCTCGACGAGTACGAGCGCACGCGGCACAGCTTCATCTACGAAGGCGTGGAACTCGGCTTCGTGCGCGCCACCCGCGCGACGGAACAGAGGTTGAGACCTGACCCGATCAGCCGATTGCTCGCCAACGAGACGATCACGAAGGACCAAGCGCGCGCTGGCGTCGAAATCCGGACGATCTATGAGAGCATCGTCTCGAGCATGCTGGCCCGGTCCGGCAACGCAGAGCGTGTCGCGCGCGGCGCCGGCGGGATGCCGGAATACATAGCCACGATCCACGCGACCCGATACCTACCGTGGGCCTACTATCTCGGCGGCCGGCCGCACTGCGGGCGCGAAAGGCTCCCGGTCGGGGGCGAAAGCCGCTACGCCAAAATCGGCGGGCACGGCCGCTGCCGCCTGGCGCTTGAGATCGCGATCGCGGTGATCGTGGAGGGCGCCTCAATCGCGGAAGTTGATGCGAGCATGGGATGGGGCAAGCACAGCAAAGCATCGAAATACATCCGCTACACGCTGGCGCTTTATTCCGACATCGCCGGCTGGGAGCAGAACCGGGATGAGATTGCGGATTTCGAGATGACGTTCGGGCGCCGAAAGGCCGCGTGATGGCAGACCTGCGCCAAGCCTTCAGCCTCTCCAAAGCCGAGGACCGCGTCGCGCGCCGTATCCTCTGTGGCGAGCAGACAAAGGTGATCGCAGCCAGCCTTGGCGTTGCTGAGGCGACAGTCCACCGTCACGTGAAAGCGATTCTGGCGAAGACGGGTACGCGTCGGCAGACAGATTTCGTCCGATGTGTCGCTACGCTCGATGGGTGGAATGCAGGCCAATACGCGGAAGCGATCTGATCAATAATGATAATAGCGGAGCGGGGGGTGAGTTCGGTATAAAACGGCAACTCTCAGAATTACGCCCGCACGGATAATCCCGTCGCGGGCTTTTGATTTTCTGAAAACAATCAAAGGAATTCAAACATGCCGCGCGGTGGTGCGCGGTCTGGTGCCGGGCGTCGTAAAGGCGCAGCGACGAAGCTAACCCGCGAGATCGCCGACAAAGCCGCCGCCGAAGGTATCACGCCGCTTGAAGTGATGCTGGGTGCCATGCGCGCACTGTGGGGGCAAGCAACCAAGGATAAAGAGGCCGTCGCCGTCGATCTGGCGCAGAAGGCCGCCGACATTGCGAAGGACGCGGCGCCCTATATGCATCCACGGGTATCACCGACTGAAGCACCCAAGCCTGGCGCGAATGACATTGTGGTGCGCGGCGGGCTTCCGGACGACGGCCATGGCGACTGAGATCGTTCTGCCGACGCTGCACAATGGAAGAGTTATTGCGCCAGAGCGCGGCGGTCAGATAGCGGCCTTTTGGAAGCACCGGAAGCATCGATTTTTGCAACTTCGGGCTGGACGGCGATGGGGCAAGACCGACTTCGATAAAACCATCGCGTGCGATGCGGTGATCAAGTCGAAGACCGTCGGGTTTTTCGCTCCGGACTATAAGCGCCTTTCAGAAGTGTTCGCCGAGATCGCAGGCATCCTCGCACCGGTGAAGCTTTCGTCCTCAAAGGTGGACGGCGTCTTCCGCACCATGACAGGCGGGCGGATCGATTTCTGGACGCTTGAAGACGATGCCGCGGGCCGATCGAGAAAGTATCACCTCGTCATTTTGGACGAGGTCGCCTTCACCAAGCCGAACATGATGTCGGTGTGGGAAAAGGCGATAAAGCCGACGCTGCTCGACTACGGCGGAAAGGCAATAGCCTCGTCGAATACCAACGGCATCGCGGACGATAATTTCTTCCACCAGATCCATAGCGACCCAAGGTATGGGTTCGCTGATTTTCATGCTCCGACGCACGATAATCCTTTCCTGCCCCAGGAGGAGCTCAAAAAGCTTCAGGCGGATAACCATCCGCTGGTCTTCAAGCAGGAATACCTTGCTGAATTCGTCGACTGGACTGGCGTCCAGTTCTTCGAGATGGCGAAATGCCTTGGCGACGACGGCAAGACGCCGGTTAATCTGCCCGAGCGGTGCGACGCGGTCTTCGCGGTCATCGACACGGCGATCAAGACCGGCCGGGAGAACGATGGCACAGCAGTTGCTTTCTTTGCTGTTGAAAAGAGAGGGCGGCCAGCGCCGCGCATTACGGTTCTTGATTGGGACATCGTTCAGATCGAGGGTTCATTGCTCGAGGCGTGGCTACCGGACGTGTTTCGGCGGCTGAATAGTTTCGCGACGCAATGCCACGCGCGTGCCGGCTCTCTGGGCGCCTGGATCGAGGATAAGGCGTCGGGAACGATCCTGCTGCAGCAAGCACAGCGCCGGGTCGGCACGGATCGCGCGCGATCGATCGACAGCAAACTTACGGCTGTCGGCAAGGACGAGCGTGCGATCAGTGTCTCCGGCTACGTGTTCAGAGGTCAGGTCAAGGTCACGGCACCGGCGTTCGAAAAGACCAGCGTCTACAAGGGCTCTACCGCAAATCATTTCCTCAAACAGGTCTTCGGGTTTCGGGTCGGCGTCAAGGACCAGGCGGACGATCTGCTCGATTGTTTTTGTTACGGCGTGGCGATTGCCCTCGGCAACTCGGAAGGCTTTTGATCGTGCATGCGGTTCGCTCCCCGATCGATACGCCGTACCTATCCGCTGACTTCGGCGGCGCGACGTTCTTTTATCGTGGAGCGGTCTCGGCCCCGCTGAATGATGGCGAGGATGCCGATAGCGTGATTTACGCCAGGATGAACGTCATGGCTTGCGCTCTCGCCGAACAGATTCCAGCCAACCGGTGGCCGGCATGAGCTTGGTCTCCATTCGAGGGTCATCTCTCGGCACGACGCTGCAGTCCTTTCTGACCTGCGACGATATTCAGCCCGGCGCGGAGCCGAGCTACGAAATCTGCAAGGTGATCTATCTCTACCATCCGCTCGGCAAGAAAATGGCCGAGGCGCCGATCACATTGGCGCAGTCGCAGTCCCGGACTATCTCGGTGCAGGGCGCGCCTGACGATATCAAAGAGGAATTCGAGGCCGTCTGGGGACGAATCGGCGCCGACAAAGTCATCTTCAACGTCAAGCGCCAGTCCCGGATCTATGGCGTTTCTTCGCTCGCACTGTTGGCCGATGGCGTGCCGACCGATCGCCCGCTCAATCCGCGCGAGCTCCCGGGGCTGAGGCTTTCGTTCAACGTCTTCGATCCGCTCAATACGGCCGGATCGCTCGTTCTCTCGCAAATGCCAAACGCCTTCGATTTCCAGAAGAGCGTCAATGGCATCAAGGTCCAGGGCACGGATTATCACCCCTCGCGCTGCGTCGTGGTGATGAACGAAGAGCCGATCTATATCGCCTACACCGTGTCAGCCTTCGGTTATGTCGGCCGGTCCGTATTCCAACGCGCGCTCTTCCCCCTGAAGACCTTCGTCCAGGGCATGCGCACCGATGACATGATCGAACGCAAGGTTGGGCTGCTGGTCGCGATGATGGACGCTGGCGGCTCGATCATCGACAACGTCATGCAGACCATCCAGGGCATCAAGCGCAACCTCCTGAAGGAGGCGGAGACCGACAACGTCCTGTCGATTGGCAAAGACGACAAGATCGAATCGCTCAACCTGCAGAATCTCGACGGGCCGCACGAACTGGCCCGGAAGAACAGCCTCAAGAATATCGCCACCGCGGCCGACATGCCGGCGGTGCTGCTCGAGAACGAGACCCTGACCGAGGGCTTTGGCGAAGGCACCGAAGACGCCAAATCGATCGCCAAATACATCGATTCCTTCCGCAAGGAGATGGCCCCGCTTTACGATTGGATGACACCGATCGTTCAGCGCCTCGCCTGGACGCCGGAATTCTTCGATCGCATGGCGAAGAAATATCCTGATCTCTATGGTCCCGGCAGCAAGTGCCCGACGCATCAGATCGCGTTCTATCAATGGCAAAACGACTTCGCCGCGGCGTGGCCGAACTACCTCGAAGAGCCGGATTCCGAGAAATCCAAGGCCGAGGACGTCAAGCTCAAAGCCGTGATCGCGCTGGTCGAGACCTTGGCGCCGCAGCTTGATCCCGAGAACAAGGGCAATCTGATCGCTTGGGCGGTGGCATCGCTCAACGAGAACAAGACCATGTTCAAGACCGAGCTCGAATTCGACGAGGATGACTTCCGCGCCTGGACGCCGCCGGATTCGGCGCAGAAGGAAGACGAGGACGAGACCGAAGAGGTACAGCCACCGCGGCCCTTCGCCGCCACGGCATGACCGTGCTAATGTCCTGGCCCTCCGAACTCGCTAGAGTGTTTTTGATGCGGGGTGTCGCCGACAATCTCCGGCAGGAACGCGACGATCTCCTGGAAGAGATCGAAGCCTTTGCACGCGAGATGAAGGCGCTTCCGAATAATCAGCGTTCGGGAATTTTGTTGCGTATCGCCACGAAAACGGCACGCCTCAAGGCCGTGCTCGAAGAGATCGAGACCACGGGCCAATAAGATGCCATCGCGCCGATTTGATCAGGTCGTGACCGACGCGGTCAACGACATCGCGGAGCATGGCTACACCTCGCAGGAGCGGGTTGATTTCTGGCTCGGCGAGATCGCCAAGGCGGCCAAGGAATCGTCGGTCCCCAATGCGGCGCTGAGCGAGGCGCTCGACCGGACCCTGCGCGCCATCTATCAGAAGCTGGTCGAACGCGGTGGCCTCGTGAAGCGGCATCCGGGCGTGTCCCGGTTCACCGTCGAACGGCTCCGGCCCCAGCTGCAGGCCGAATTGCGCCGGCGCGTGGCGGCCTCCGCCAATCTCATCACGCTCAACCGCGAGCAAAGCATCGCCAAGACGATGCAGCGGTTCTCGGGTTGGGCGACGTCGGTGCCGAAAGGCGGGTCGGCCGCGACGAGCAAGGCCAAGGTCAAAGTCGACGTCAAGAAGGCGCTGCGCCAGCTGCCCTTCGAAGAGCGCCGGGTGTTGATTGATCAGGGACACAAATTCACGGCCGCGCTGAACAGCATCATCGCGACTGACAACGGCGCCGTCGCTGTCATCTGGCATTCGCACTTTCGCCAGCCCGGCTACAACTATCGGGAAGACCACAAGGAGCGGGACGGGCAGGTCTATACGCTGCGCGATAATTGGGCGCAGCAGCGCGGCCTGATGAAGGTTGGGCCGGCGGGTTACTACGATCAGATCACCGCCTTCGCCGAAGAGCCGTTCTGCCGGTGCTATGGCACCTATTTGGCCGATTTGCGCGATTTGCCGAACGACATGCTGACGGTCAAAGGCCGGGCCGAACTTCAGAGAGTGAGAGTGGCATGAGCAAGCTAATTTCTGGCGCGCTGATCTGCGCGGCGCTGTTCTTCGCGCCCACGGTCGCCGCGCCCCAAACCATTGGGCCGAACGGCAGCGGTTCCATTCCGAGGCCGAACAACACCACGAGCTATGGTTCGGGCGCGGTCACGAAACTTCTCGCGAGCAACACGACCGGCGACGCCACGCCTGTCTCGATCACGGTCAAGAATACGACGCCGGGCAACGGCGATCTTCTGATCGATGCGCGAGTCACGACGACTGACACCGGCGCCTCCGCGGCCGCGGTCAAAATCAATCTTTTCGCCACGTCTCCGACCCTGACAGGGCTGGCCGACGGAAGCACTTATGCCGGACCATACAAAGCCGATCTCCCGACGTTCATCGGCTATCTCACCTGCGGCTCATTCACCGCCACGACCGACGGCACGCCTGGCTATTATTCGCAGTGTTCAGGCTCGAATAGCCTGTCACAGCCACTGCGGTTCCAGGGCGGTCCGGGATCGACGACGGTCATTTATGGCACGATCGAGGTAACGACCCC